GCAGACAACTTTCGCACGGTACATAGTCGAGGGGATATACTCGAACGCTGACTGTGCCCGTAAGGCTGGCTATTCTGTGGACGTTGCGGCTAAACAGGCGTCCATCCTGTTAAACGGTCGCGACTACCCCCATGTGCTGGACTACATCAAGGATATGCGTGAGGAGCGGGAGCGCAGGTATGGGGTGACAACCATCGGACAACTTGAACGGCTTCACAAGCTCTCTATTGGGGCCGAGGAGAACAACCAGTTCTCTGCCGCCATCAATGCCGAGAAGATACGTTCCGCGCTTGGTGGTTTGACTATTGATAGGCGAGAAACAATCAACACTATTGACCAACTGTCGCGCGATGAAGTCACGGCTCGACTTGCCAAGTTGCAACAGCAATATCCGCAAGCGTTCATGGTTGATATAACACCGAAGGAAACACCCGATGAGCAAGGGCCCAGAGGCGAACTTTTGGAACACGATCCGCAACAACCTACCGAAGAAGTGCTTCGCGACAAGGATTGAGAACAAGCACGGGGGCGGTGTTCCTGATGTTCATCTTGTCTGGGATGGCATACCGTTTTGGATGGAGCTCAAGGTAAGCAATGCCAACGCCATAAAAGTCTCGCCTCATCAAATCGCTTGGCACATGGCATATTGTGCGCGAGGGGGGCTAAGTTTCTACTTGGTTAGAAGGTCCAAGGAGCGCGATATACTTTTATTTGGGGGTGATCAGGGGCCCATGGTCCTTGATTTGGGGTGCCTTGCGCCCTGCGCCCTTCGTGTGGGCTCTGTACCTGAGTTGTTCTGCGCCCTGCGCCCTTTATTGGTGGATAAATTGTCTTGCGCCCTGCGCCCTGCGCCCTTGCCTTAATGATCTTGCGGCCTGCGCCCTTGTTCGTTCGAATAGGAGTAGTGCTTGTCGGGGTTCGGGTACGAAAAAAGGGCCCGAAGGCCCTTCATTCAGTGTTCTACTATCGCGATTGATTTTGCTAGGCTGGATCCCTTGCACAATTTGCAGGCGGTGCATTGTACGCGGCGCCCTGCTTCCTTGCTTGCGGGGCAAAGGGCCTCGTTAGTCTTGTCTAATTCGCCAAGGTCCGCGATCACTCGGAATGTGCGGCGCCCTGCTTTCCAATGGTCTAGTGCTTGCGCCTTGTTGTCCGCGCTTTGCATGGCAATATCTGGGCGCCACCCGCTTTGGTGCGAGTATGCGGTAAAGGTATCGGCCTCTGCTAACAGTTGTTCCCAAATAAAAGCAGGAACGGCAGCAGGATCCCCATATGTTCCAACCCGCACGAAACGTGCGCGGCCTAGGGTATTGCGCCCTGCTTTGGTGTTAGCCATGGCGTAAACCCCGCGCAGGAATGATTTGTAAACAATCAAAACGCCTTGCCCTAGGTTAACATAACAGCGTCGGCCTTTGGCTTGCTTGCGTTTTGGGTCGTCGTTAACTTCCCCGCGCATGGTACAATCCCCGCAGATACTGAAATCTTCGCCCGTTTTGCTTGCCTCGAGAGGGTTAATATCCGAGCGCAAGATGTAAGTCTGCACAACTGCGCCGGTTTTGGTGTTACGATTGGACCATGTCGCAATTGCAACGATTGGCTTACCATCCAATAGGCTAGGCCCTTTGTATATGATACCGCTTTTCATTTTGGTTAATCCTTTTGAGTTAATTGAGTGGGTTTATTGTAACGAATTGCGCGGGGAATACAAGTTATATCTTGCGCCCTGCGCCCTTGCTTTTCTTTTTTGCCCTGCGCCCTGCGCCCTGGGTCTTTTTATTCTATTCCCCTGGCGCCAGGCGCGAACGGGAAAAGTCCAGGCGCGGTTAACGCCTGGACTTAAAAGTAAAAGAAGGGCCGTAGCCCCTCGATTTACTCCCCCAATTCTGTGATGCTGGTGAACTCTCTAACGGCCTCGAGGGCCATCTCACGGCGAACTGTTCTCAAATTTGAGAGCAGCCTACTGTTCTCTCGGTAATGATTACCTACAGGAGTATCGGCCTCGGCCTCAACCGCGCCCTTAACAATCGTTATGATATGATTTAGTTCGCCTAAATCAATATCAATTTTGACTGACATTGTGTGCTCGTTCACGTATGTTTTTTTCATGGTGTTAACTTTCTCTAGTTGAAGCGCCTCCGTTGGCGTACCTGTAGAATAAGGGAAAACTTGCATGAGGTCAACAAGTTTTATGCGCACCAGGGGAATAAATTATTTTGCCCTGCGCCCTTGACATTTTTTTTCCGAGCGAAGCGAGGAACTATTTTGCCCTGCGCCCTTGACATTTTTTGCGAGCGGAGCGAGCTCTTCCTGATGGCCCTTTAACAGCCTATGAACTAGCGAGGCCTCAACTTGCTGGTTGCGATTAATAACCCCTGACTTCTTAATTTCTTTTTCGACGGCCTCTCGGTTATACTTACTCATGGTCTCTCTCCTTAGTTGAAATTACATAGGACGCCCAGCCCTGGGTAAGGCTGGGCACCAATATAATTTTAGTACAGCCACTCATCTGGATGGTCTGATAGTTCCATCATTACCATGGCGCGTTCGGCCATGGCCTGATCAACTACCGGCGCAGTACATGGCCGGTTATTGTTCCAGATACCGCAACCGTTTTTCGCGAACTGTTTGGCTGCCGTTTGGTATGGCACCTGCTTATCCTCGCTATCGTACACGTCGTGCAGTTCATACATGTCGCAAGGTTCGCCGCAATGTGGGCAGTGAATATCTAAGCTCATCCGATGTATCCCTTGATTAGTAGAATGCATATGACGCCGCATATTGCGATGTAGGCTATTAGTATTACTTTGTCTTCGGTAAGCATGGTGTGGTTCCTTTATTGAAGTAATGCCCTCTTGTACACCATGCACAAGAGGGAAACAAGTTTCTTTTAGTGCTCGCTTGGCAGGTAATGAACATGGTAGCCGTTTGCCTTGGCGGACCATATCTGGATTTCATCCACGGGAAAATCGGTATAGTCAAAGTCTTGTGATGCAAGAACATTGCCGTCGCCGTCATCTATAACAAGCTTGGCACTACCGCCATGAACCGTGAGCTTACTGAAATACATGTCATGCTGCTCGGCCATGCCATAGTCGATATGCGAGGCGATAGCGTCGAATAACCAGTAAGCTTGCAGTTCATCGGCCACGAATTTGGCGCCATCGGTTAATGCGCTCTTAGATAGTGGGCTAAACCGATGGTGGTTTAATGATCCCGTGAACTGCGCCACGTCTGATTTGAATTGGTTAAGGTTAATATCTAACATAATGTTTCTCTCTCTCTATTGACTGCATTATCGCAGTGGAATGGTGCCCCATGGTGGGGCACCTAACCACTAGGATATTAGATCACGAATGTTTTACGTGGGCTTGCCCAGAAACAACTATGCTCTGGATGCTTTGGATTTTCGGTAGCATCGCATTGCTTGTCAAAGCTTGCCGCGCGGTGCGTGGTCCACCAACCCATGGCAGGGGCTTTCCTCGCTGGCTTGCCGTCGTTGGATAGTTTCCACTGAGCTTCGCCCGCGTCCACTGCATATTGGCGGAGCTCATCACGATCCTTCTGCGATGTCTTTATGTCTGCTTCAAGTACGGCGAGCATCGCAATTAGTTCATCGCGTGAGAAAACACTGCCATGGTCCAAGCCGTTGTCGATCTCGAGGTTTACGCTTGGGGTTTTGATTAGAGTTGCCATGATGTTTATTCCTTAATTAAGAGGATGCTTGATTGCTTCCATACTTAGAAGTATGCCGTCATAATTAGAGGAATGTCAACAAGCCCAACCCAATTAAAATGCAATTAGATGAAATTAATTCACCTAATCCGCATCTTTTTTCGCGCCCCCTTGGCCTATGGCCAAGGCCTTGGGGGTTACTGTGTCGCTTTGCGACCCCTCATATCCTTGCTTCCTTGACCCCCATAGGGGGTTTTTTGGGGGGTACTCTATAGCTATAGGTCTTATATACATGGTGTGACAAAATCATTCGGGCCTAGTTCCGTTGCGCTTGTTGATAGACCACAAGTCCCTTTATTTTACCGTCCTAAAAATATTGGGTGTAAATTCATTTGGGTTTGGTGTATGGTGCATTTAAAGTTTTGTTGGAGATTACTCTATGGCTCAGATGATGGACCCAAGATCCATGAACCCCGACATTTCGGACGAGGACCGTTTGTATCAATTAATGTCTCAAGGTTCTTTTGGCATGGAGGGTTTTGCGGGGTACGGTAGCCAAGGTTACGGCATAGACCAGAGGGCCAAGTATCTTCAAGATACGTTTGGTGACCAAGCTGGTTTTCAAACAGCGTTTGATCGTTATAAGCAGAATGATTTTGGGTACACGGGTCAACCTTACTTTGATCCATCGACAGGCACCACGGTCACTCCAGAAGCTGATATTCTTAAAGGAACAGCGGTGCCCGGCCAATACCACCCCGAGTTGGAGCGTCTGATGGAGCTTGAGAGGGAGCGTAACTCAACTCTTGAAGCATACGACCCCTCTACAAAGGATTTAAATGTTGATCCGTTATCCACGCCTTATGATGGTATTCCTGATTGGGCTAAAGATTCGGGGATGTTCACTGACCTGATTGGTAGAACTGACCTGTATGGTGAAAATCCGATGTCTTTGATGGGGGATGACTCCGAGGCCGACCGGTTACAGCGTGAGGCGTTTGAGAAATACAAGGCCGAGCAAGCGGCGTCAGGCGGCGACCCCAACTTGCCCCGCAGCGATGATAACCCTGGCGGCTATACG